CATAATGCGGCGGCTGCATTAGGTCCTAGTGTGATGGCTGGTTTGCCCAGCAACAACGCCTCGCCTGCTGCAATGCTGGAAAAAGTCACAAGACAATGCACATCTTGTGCTAGAGCCATTTCCATGGTATCGTCATTTACCCTAGTTGATCGTCCTTGCTTGAGTCGAATCACAATTGGACGATCAGTATGTTTTTTTATTTCATCTTGTGTTTGTTGCAACCATTCTTCAAGATTGATATCATATAGGTTTAAAAGTTTTTGACTGGGCGGTGCCAACAAGACGTTGGTTCCTGGTCTAAATTTTGTTAGGCCGACTCCGGTGCGTGCCAATCTGTCGTTAGGTCTATCTATAATAGGACCAAAATTTTGCACATCGTTTTTGGTGATCCTGTGATACAATTTGCGTTTGCCGTTGCCAAAGTATCCTGTATCCATGTAGTAAAAATCTCTACCTGCGGCGCGGCACCCTTCCATCTGTTTGCGCTTGGTAATACCACGCAACACTGCCGGAGTCTTGTTGTTTTGTTCTTTTTCCCAGGTTGAAATTTGTCCACCTGTGCCTTGGACAAAACTTTGCAATAGTGGATCGTACATGTGACCTTTTCTTTCGTATCTGTATTCACTATCCAGTGCCACAATCTGATTGACTGGTACAGCCGCCAATTGTTGTTGCAACTTTTCTAGAGTAATACCATAGTACACACCCTCAGGGTCCACACGATACTTCAATATGTTTTTAAATATTTCTTGAATCTCAGGGACTGTTTGGTCTAATACATGTGGATCAGACAGCGGTGGCAGAATATATGTTGATTCGTCTTCTTGTTCCCAATCTGTCATTCTGGCAACCTTTGTTGACAATAATCAGTGAGCATGCGTTCCCGGTGCCACTCGTTGCCTTGTGGTGTATCAGCAAACTCATGAAAGCATGGAGTGCCCAAGGTATAGTGTAAGAGCTTGGCGTCGGGGTTTGGCCCGTATTCATCAGGCAACCAATTCCATTCTGGTGGTAGTTCACCAATGCGTTTGTCATCAAGACAGGAGAAGCGATGTAGTTCAGCACCTGTGGCTTTTTGCACAAATTCAGATGTGAGTTTTCTATTGGGATGACTGTTACAATTCCACAGTATCACACTTGACCAGTTCTTGCGTGGATAGTCTTCGTTCTTGGCGCCAAGATATTTTTCAGTCATGCGTGTTTTGTAATCGTGCTTGACTACCATAACATCCTTGTAAGCATCTCGCAATTCCCAAAGCTCTGCAATATCACCACGCACAATCATGTCGCCGTCAATGAATATTGCCCAGCCTTCGTATTGCATGAGATGTGGCACAAGGAATCGTGTGTAGATAAAGTGATTGCTGCCGTCGGTGTGTGTTTCACTATAGTCTCGAAACAAGTTCAGTGCCACTGGCACAATGGCCACTGGTTGGCTGCTGTTGCGAATGATTGAGTTTACACAGGTGTGATACGCAATGGCTTCACGTGGATCATATCCTACAAAAATTGGAATTGGTTTCATTTGCGTTCAATGTCCTCTTCCACGCAGTCTTCTCCAAACTGTATTTCAATCAGTTTGAGTGGGCGATCTGTTTCGTTGCACAGTTGATGCCATTCATTGCGATTTATCCAAGTAGCTTCATGCACAGTCAGATGATCTTTAATGTCTCGGTCTGTGCTGGAATCTAGTGTGTACACAGTGGCTTCACCTTCGGCCACAAACCAAAACTCTGATCGTTTGTCATGTCGTTGCATGCTTAGACAGGTCTTAGGGGCAACAGTGAGTTCTTTAAGTTTGGTATTGGCGCCAACTTCGTGTAGCACACGATAGTAACCCCAGGCACGTGATGTCTTGGGCGTTTTCCACTCTTCGAGAATCCATGAACTGCTATTCTTTTTATCCTCGCCGCCTACACCAAACACAAATTCTAAATTGGCATCTACCACATCCATTTCGGGAATGTTTTTGTCAGTACGATCACCACCATTGGCAAATACCAACGTTGCGTCAGGGTAGTGTGCTCGAACCTGTCGAATAAATTCTTTAGCCGAGTCATCTGCATCGTCAAATGTGTACACTTCGTCTACCATAGCAAGATTGTTTATCACACACAATCGTTCGTTCCATGGCATGAATGGCCGACCTTTTTTGCGAGTCAGCCAGTCGTCTGAGTTGAGTCCCACAATCAGCATGTCGCCTAGGGTGCGGGCTGATTTGAAATAGGCAATATGCCCGGAGTGTAGCGGATCAAAGCCGCCAGTTACAAGTACAATTTTCATGCAGGTATTTACACCTGGATGTCTTCCATGCCAGCAGTTCTTAGTCGCACAATATGACCCATTTGCCACTGTTTGGTATCTAGCCCCTTCATGATGCCCAACCAACGATTGCGTAGGTATGCCACTTCGTTGATTATGGTTTCGTAGTCAATTACTTCATCTTCACCATCCACGTACTTTTCAGCATCACGTGACGTAAGCGCACGGGCATAGCCTTCTAGATACTTTTGGAAATGCTTTCTGCGGATCTTACGCAGTTGGATGTTGAGAAAATTCAACACAGCTTCAATTTCTTGAAGCTGGTTGTATCTAAACTCAGTAATGCCAGGAAGTGCTGTGATGTTTTTTTCAACAATTCCAGCAATGCGGCAGTCTTTTTTTGCATCATCTATTTCACGCTCGTAGTGAGCTATAAAGTCTGGAATAGCACCAAGACTGGCAACTACTCGACTATACCACATCAGTTTTCCCAGTCGTCTTCGTTGTAATCCTCTTCTTCAGGATCTTCATCTTCTTCATCTTCTTCTGAGTAGTCTTTGTCGTTGTCAAGATATGCTGTAAGTGCTCGTTTGATATCTGTATCGCCTTTGAAAGCGTTACGGATATCTTCAACGTCACTGTCATTGTCCATTAGAATTTGAACCACAGTTTCTGCCGCTTCATTACGGTCAACTGTGTTTACATAACGCTTGAGTTCTCCCCAAATTTCTGCTGCTACATGTTCACTCATTCTGCATCCTCCTCGCCGGTACTTACCTCTTCCTTTTGATTTCCAAAGTCTTTCATCACAGCATCAAGGCAGTTATCGTCATTGCGTTCCCATGCTTTGCGGAACTTCTTAATAATTTCGCCTTCACTTGTGGTGAACACCAGACTGTTGCCTTCTTTCTTGAGCAGGCCTTTTTTCTCAATCAAGTCAGTAAGACCTGAGTATGGGCTCATGCCTGTTGTGTATGGAATCTTAACTTGTACGCCTTCAAACGGTTTGGCATAGCGTGTTTTCATTACTTTGCAACCAGCACGGATGCCCATGACATCAGTAATCTTGTTGCCGTCCTCGTCCTCTTTCAGCTTCATCTTCTTCATGGCCACAACAATTGATGAGGCGTAAATGAAACCTTGACCGCCGCTAATTTTATCGTCTGGGTCAAACATATCCTGGCTTGCGTATGTGTGGTTGGTACAAACCAAGCCCACATTGTATGAACCAAACATGTTCACACAGTTACGCACCAAGGCGGTGAGAGCTTTGGGTTTACGTCCTAGATCACCCTTCATTTCGCCTGCATCAAACTGGTTCACATCAGTGGGTGTCAACAACATACCCAGGGAGTCAATCACAAACATGACCTTGGGACGCTCGCCATCTGGCAAGGCCTTGTAGTCACTCATGAATGTGGAGATAGTTTTGGCCACATCATCAATCATGGCCATGCTCAATTTGAGCAATTTGCTATCACTTGTGTCAACGCCAAGTGCTTTGAGCCAGTCCTCATCCAGTGCGTTTTCTGAGTCAATCAGCACCACAAAGATACCTTGCTCTTGTGCGTTCTTCACAATGTTACCTGAGCAGATGTAACTCTTGCCTGCACCAGAATCTCCAGCAAACACAGTGACCTTGCCTAATGGAATGCCACGGTTAAAGTCTCCTGAGATCAGGTAGTTCAGTGCATAGTTGCCTGTTGAGATCCAGTCTGTTGGATCATTAAAACCAATCGATAGGCCGTCGATTGATTTGGTAATTTCCTTACGAAACTTACTTACATCAAATGGTTTTCCCATGTATCACCTGTTATAAAAATAGAAGAACACAAGAGGTTGCCCCCTTGTGTTGATGCAGAGATTACTGCTTGTTTTGACGTGCGCGGATCATGGCCAAGATGTCTTGAGCATTGCCACTTGGTTTGGCCGCTGTGACTGGTGCGGCTGCGGCTGCTGGTTCTTCATCAAATGAATCTTCGGCAGCAGGTGCTGGAGCGGCAACCTTGAGTGCTGGTTTGGCAGCAGGTGCTGGAGTGTCTTCAGCATCACCGGCAGCGGCACCACCAGGTGCAGCCACGCCAGCAGGGCGGAAGTATTGACCCCAACGCTCAGTGTCGTATGGCTGTCCATCTACTGATGCTTCGAACATCTCTTTGATCACCTTCAACTCTACATCGCCAGGGCGCTTGGGCAGGAATGTGCTCAAGTCATACAAGCCGTGAGTTTCAATTGCAGCCTGTTCGGCTTCTGTAAGTGCTGACTCTTTTCTAGCCCACTTGGAACTGTTGTAGTCAGCAAAGCCACCCTTTTGGGTCTTGGTGATACGGAAGTCCAGGCCACGCATCAAGTCAGTTGGCAATTCTTCCAACTCAGGATCCATCAACGCACCCTTGATTAGAGTAAACAACTGAGGCCCAATGATGAACTTACGGATGGGATTGTCTGGGGTCTTGTCTTCGGAGATGGGATTCTCACGCACAAAACCTTGGAACAGGTATGAACGCTTTTTCCAGTACTTACGACCCATGTCTTCAAGGCTCTTGTCCTTGAACCAAGTACGAACTTCTGCCAGTACTGGGCAAGCGTCTCCCCACATTTCCACGCAGGGCACTTGTACAAATACTTGTTTTGATTCCATCTCTCCTTTGACGCCATTGAATGGCAGTCGGATCATTGCACGTTCGACCCAGAAAAATGTGTTTTTTGTGTTACCGTCAGGTAGGAAGCGTAGTGTGGCCGATTGAC